CCAGTTAACCAATCGCCCGTTGGTGCTATTGCTACTGTAGGATCGGTCACAAAAGGATCAATCATTCAAGTGGCTGTTAATGATGGAGGTTTTGGATTCAGAGCACCAGAAATTCAATACAGTTCATTAATTGATTTTGTTGGTGGTTTTGAAAATTCAACTTTAGGTCAAGAATCTAAAGCAACTATTTCTCTTGTAGATACTACGGTACAAAGACTAGTTAATGTAAGTAATGTTGAAATTCAAACAATCTATAGTTTAACATTAGATGGTGCAGCAAATACCGCAAATATTGAAAATTGCCAAATTAGTTTTATTACTACAACACAAACATTAAATTTATTTCCAATCTCATATGTAACAACAGACGGATCTGGTGGTGGTTACAAATCTTTACCTGTAGCTAATTTTTACAGTTATTATTTGGAAGAGATTGATGATTCTTTGATTATTTCATCCACATCCCTGTTAAAAGGAACAAAAATTATATATGATGCTTCACAAGATTTAACAAATTCTTTTGAAGCTGGTGATACAATACGTTTAAATTCACCTAATAAATTTGAAGAAATTAGAAATATACAATCAGTAACAACAAATACAATCACACTAGAAGGTGATAATTTTGAAAATGATGTTGGTGCTGTAGATGTGTATAAAATGTTTAGAAGGCCAATTAATAAAGTTGGTGCTTTAGGTAGAATTAAAATTACTAATGGTGGTGCAAATTATAATGTTGGTGAATACTTGGTGTTTACAGGTTCTACTGGCTATGGTGCAAATGCTTCAATTACACAAGTTCACGCTGGAAATAATGGCATCAAAACTGTGACATTTAATGATAATGGATCTTTGATCAAAGGCGGTGAAGGTTACACACAAACAAATTTACCAACAATTACTGTCAATACAGCAAATGGTTCAAACGCAGTCCTTTCTGTTACAGAAATTTTAGGTGAAGGTGTTGATGTTAGTTTATACACAACAAAAATTGGATCCATATCAACTCTTAGAATTTCTAGTTATGGTTATGACTATGTTAGCGCTCCAACTATATCATTACGAAATGCTGACCTAACTGTATCTAATGTTACTTCAGGACAATTATTCGTTTCAAATACAATAATCTATCAAGGCAATTCAAGTAGTAATGCTACATTTACGGCATATGTTGAAAAGTTTACTCCTTCAAATGGTCTTTTGCGTATCTTTAATTATAAAGGTACTCTTAATAATCAAATACAAATTTCATCATCCGATAATGCAGTAAAAGCAAATGTTGATTCTGTATTATACTATGGTGATGGTAAAGCAAAAGCAACCGCCAAATTTGAAAATGGTCTAATTCGTTATCCTGGAATTTATTTAAATACGGATGGTCAACCTAGTTCTGATAAGAAAGTACAAGATGGTACAAAATACCATAATTTTTCATATCAAATTCAAACTGAAAATGACTACACTAAATTTAAGAAATCATTAAATGAAATTGTGCATCCATTAGGAACCAAAACATTTGTTAATAGAATAAATTCTCATACTGAAGATGTAGCAAATACATCATTGACCACAATTAATATTATTAGAACCGAACTTGCAAATACATTTAATATTCGAAGTGGTTCAAACAATATGGTTGCTACAGGAGCATCACCAAATCTTGCAAATACAGTAAATGTTGGTGATATGGTCATACTCACTACACTATCTAAACGAGTTAATGGTACAGTAAATGTGGCTTCCACATCAAATGTGATTACGGGTAATGCAACAACCTTTATTAACGATATACAAGATGGTGATACCATTTACATTTCAAGTGGAAATACGGAAACTGTAACCTATGTTACAAACGCTTCCAGTTTAATGACACAAAATACAATCAATGTTACAGCAAATAACCAAACAATCAATGTGGTATTTGACGACATAAGAACTGTTACATATGTAAATGCCAACACCATTCTGGTTTCTGGATCATTTACGACCACCGCAAACTTAGTCACCACAATCCTTCAAAAAGTTGAATAAATAGAACTATGGCTTCCTTACTGACTTCTCAATTTTCCACTCTATTGGCACAAAGCATCTATGATTTATTGGATGTAAGTGCCAATTCGTATCTTCCAACAAATAGAAAATCCTACATGTTTGTATCTTTAGGAAAAGAAACTGTTTGGAATGCTGGTACTGAAACTGCACCAACACCAGGTCAAGCAATTAGGGATTTAAATTCCTACTATGATCGTGGAATGGTTGCAAAAAGATTGTCGCAAGAAAATGCATCGTTTGTTGTACCTAGAGTTAATTGGACAACAAATACAATTTACAGATTTGCTGGTTGTGGTGTATGCCCAATTGGCACAAATTTTTATGTTTTAAATTCTAAAGATCAAGTTTTTAAGTGTTTATGGAACAACAATGGTGTTGCATCTACTAGTGAACCACAATTATCTTTATCTTCCACATCTTTAGAAGAACCGTATTTCCAAACTGCTGATGGTTATAAGTGGAAATACATGTACACTTTAACTGCACAACAGAAACAGAAGTTTTTAACTAATGACTATTTACCAGTTTTATACAATCGATTTGTTAGAGCAGCTGCTGTAAATAGAAGTATAGACATAGTAAGAGTTACAAATTCAGGTAATAACTATACCGATGGATCATCTCAAGATATTATCACTATTGCAGGCGATGGTACAGGAGCAATCTTGAAAGCCAATGTGGCCAATGGACGAATTGCAAGTGTTACCATTCAAAATAGAGGTTTGGATTATACCAAAGCAAACTTAACTTTTAGAGATGTTGCTGGTGGTATTGGAACCTCAGCTACAGCTGAAGTTGTTCTCTCACCACAAAACGGACACGGATATGATCCAGTAGAAGAACTTTATGCCAACACTATTATATTTAATGTTGATTTTGATGGTAGTGAATCTGGTGTTTTTCCTACAGAAAACGAATATCGTGAAGTTGTAATTTTAAAAAATCCATATGAATATGGAACAACAACCTTAGCGTCAGATGAATTGTATACTTTATATACAAAAATTAAAACTTCAGCTGGTGTAGGTAATTATAATAATGACGAAATCATTTATCAAGGTGTTGATTACGCATCATCAACATTTAGTGCTGAAGTAATTTCATTTGATGAAACCAATAATTTACTTTATGTAAATAATGTAAATGGTACATTGGCCACAAATGAACCTATTAAAGGACAATCAAGTGGCTCTATCCGAGTAGCCATAAATAAAACTGAACCATCACTAGAATTATATTCAGGTAAAGTTTTATATGTTTCGGATAAAACGCCTATTACAAGAGATGCAGACCAAATAGATAGAATACGATTCATTTTAAGTTTCTAGAGGAATAAATGACTACTTTTTTTAATTACGATCCATACTATGACGATTTTGACGAAGATAAGAACTACATGCGGGTTCTTTTCCGACCTGGTTATTCCGTTCAAGCTCGTGAATTAACACAATTACAAACAATCTTATCAAGTCAAATTGAAAAGTTTGGTAACCACATTTTCAAAAGTGGCAGTCCAATTGTTGGCGGTAAAATTTCTTTAGATGATCGTTGCTTCTATTTGATTCTAAACACACAATATAATAATGAAGATATTGATGTTACTCAATTTGCCGATAAAACTGTTACAAGTTATAATTCTGGCAAAAATGTTCGTGCTAAAGTAATTGCAATTGATGATAGTACAACCAATCCAGTTTTGATTTTAAAGTATTTAAGTTCGGATACATTCTCTGAAAGTGATGAGATTAAGATTTTTGGTCAAAATATATTTGCTCAAGCAAAAGACACTTCAGCTGTAGGACGATCCTATGTTGCCAGTATTCAAGAAGGTGTTTATTACTTCAAAGGCAATTTTGTAAAAGTTGTTCCTCAATTTCTAGTATTGGAATTGTTCTATCGTATAGGCTATAACGCAACAGAAATAAACACTCAACCTTCATATAAAATTGGTATTGAATTTGAAGAAAATATTATAGATGAAGTTGATGATACTTCATTATTAGATCCTGCTCAAGGTGCGTTTAATTATCAAGCTCCTGGTGCCGCACGATTTGAAATTGCAACTAGACTGTCAAAAAGAACTTTAGATTCTACTGATGAATCATCATTCTTTGAAGTTATTCGAATCGTTAATGGTGTTAAAACCAAAGAAATTAATTATCCAGTTTATAGTGAAATTGAAAAAACTCTTGCACGTAGAACATTTGAAGAATCAGGTAATTATACTGTTGATCCTTTTGTGTTGTCGCTTGAAGAAGAAGCTTATGATGCAAACAATAATTTAATTGCAGATTCATTTACAGCAGTATTGGATCCAGGTAAAGCTTATGTTGGTGGTTATGAAGTTCAAACGATTGCGCCTACTCGTATAACTATACCTAGAGCAAGAACAACATCTAATGTGTCCGACTATGATCTACCAACAAACTATTCTAGTTATATTGTTGTAGCTAATACCTATGGTACATTAGACATATCAGCTTTTCCAAAACTAGACATTCATTGCACAAGTTTAAATACAATTAATCCAGCTTCATCTAACGAATATAATTCAACAAAGATTGGTACGCTTCGTGCCGATATGATGAAGTATGATACATCTTATGCATCTGATTTGGGTACTTCACACTCATTCTATGTAAATGTTTTTGATGTAACTTCAACACCAATCGTTGGTACCGTACCAAGTTCTGGATCTACAAATACTGTTATTAAGTTAGAATCTTCATTCTCAACAACAGCTCAAGCAAACTGTTTTGCTAATATGTACTATCGGATTACTGATGGTGCAGGTCTTTATTTGGCACCAATTCTAATTTCAGAATCCAATAGTGTAGCTCGAACAATTACACTTTCTCAAGCGTTACCATTTATACCTGCTTCAAATACCTATTCTATTGAATCGGACTTTAAAGTAGCCGAATCAATTGCTGTAAAATCTGGTTCATCTTTATCATTTGCAGCCAATGTTCACAGTAGTTCAAAAGACACTACGACTGGTGATGCATATATTACTGAACCATCAAAGACAAGTTTAATATTTGATACTCCGTTTGATTCTATTAAAGCAGGTTCTATTTCTAATTTAGATTTTTATGCACGAAAAGTGTACTCAGATAAGCTTGCTGATTCAGGTGGTCTATTAACAATTTCAACAACTGGTACAGATACTTTTGCATTTGCAGGTTCACCAGGTGTTCTTAACGACTCACAGATTTTAAATAATATTATTTGTTTTATTCGTTATAACTCCACATCAAATTCTGCTTCTGG